TCGTGTAACCAAAGAAGCAGCAGTTAATGAAAGGGGTAAGTCTATAGTTTCTTTGAAGGATGAGTTCTTTAATGAGGACATTCATCCTGAAGAGATGGATTTTGAGGTTAGATTTGTTGGAGAGAGATTCCAACAGTCAGTTCCTCAAGCATATTATCATGAACTTTTAACTGCAACTTCTTCTGCAATTATTGAAAAGAATATTCCTGGTAGAGAATTAAGGTGGATAGTGTATGAAAAGAATAGTAAGAAGATTTGTGGGTTTGTTAGGTTTGGTTCTCCAACTATTAATTCTAAACCAAGGAATGAGTGGTTAGGGCAACCAGCAAATCTTTCTCTATTCAATCGTCATGCTGCTATGGGATTTGCGATTGTTCCTTCACAGCCTTTTGGATATAATTGTCTGGGTGGAAAATTACTTGCATTGATGTGTGTATCACATTTTGCTAGAGAACATTTGAATGAAGTATTTAAGAAAGATATTGCATGGTTTGAGACCACTTCATTGTATGGTTCTACGACCTCTGCATCCCAGTATGACGGTCTTAAACCGTTTATAAGGTATAAAGGTCTAACGGATAGTAAGTTCCTTCCCCTGCTCCATAACGAGGCATTCCATCGCCTTCATGATAGGTTTACCCTATTAAATAATAATACACCTCTTACTGATAATAGAGCATCTTCTAAAAAGTTAAAAAGACAAACAAAGATGGTTTCTATTATTAGAAATAGTTTAAAGGATAAGGAGAAGTTAAAAGAGTTTAATGATGTTATTAGTAATGCTTTCACTCTTACACAGAGAAAGAGATCATATACATCTGACTATGGGTATGGGAATGTCAGGGAAGTCTTACTGGGGGAGCAAGATAAGTTAATACGTGGGCCTAATTGGGATAAATTTTACCTAGATAACATTATATCATGGTGGAAACGTAAAGCAGGTAAACGCTATGAGAAACTTAAAAAGGAAGGAAGGTTCAGAACTGAGGTCGAACTCTGGACAGAAGATGACAACATTCAAATCATAAGATAATGGAAGAAGATCATTTACCCGAACACATTAATAATCTTTGGGAGGATATGGATCGTCTCAATGCTTTATATGAAGAATTAATGTGGCCTCATGATGCTGAGTTGGAGTTTAAGGCTGATTATGAAAATAATAGAATTATCATTTCAGTAAAAGATGAAAAGATGAAACGACCTGCATTATGAAAACTGAATTGAAAGATTGGTTAAATTCAATCAACTTTACTAAAGAGGATTTATCTGAAGATATAACAAATTATCCTCCTTATATTGTTAATCGTTGTTTATCAGGACATCTTGATTGCATCATGTATGCTAATGAAATGAATAAGTATTCATTCCTAGATAAAGACATGCAATATTCATTTTATCTAAATACACTTAGGAAAAAGAAAAGATTTAGTCCCTGGCTCCGCAAGGATAAAGTCACAGACCTCGAAATCATCAAACAATACTATGGTTATAGTAATGAAAAGGCATCTAATGCCCTCAAGATATTAACCCCCGAACAAATTAATTACATTAAACAACGACTTGATACTGGAGGAATGAAATGACGACTTCTACGCAGGAGCCTGAAGTAAAATGGTCGCAAGACCAGATGGTGGAAGTGCTTCTTAATGAACCTGATGATTTTTTAAAGGTTCGTGAAACTTTAACAAGAATTGGTGTAGCATCTAGAAAGGAAAAGAAACTATATCAGTCCTGCCATATTCTACATAAGCAGGGAAGATATTATATCGTGCATTTTAAGGAGCTATTTGCCCTTGATGGAAAACACGCTAACCTTACTTCTAACGACGTTCAGCGTCGGAATCGTATTGCTCGTCTTCTTTCTGATTGGGGTCTAATATCTGTAGTAAAACCAGATGCTGTTGCAGACATTGCTCCACTCAATCAAATAAAGGTTCTTGCATACAAGGATAAGGGAGATTGGATACTAGAACAAAAATATAATATTGGTAAGAAGGGTAAGACTCAAGAGACCCCAGAAACCGAATAGAAAAGTAGGGGAAACATCATCCCCTTTTTTCATGCTTTATGGTTAAATAGTATTGTACGCCGTAAGGGTACGCAATTCACACTCGCTTAATAAGGAGAACCATGAACACTCTAGCAAGATACCACGCTGCAAATCTTCCTGAATTATTTGACAGGATAACAAAGAACAGTATTGGAATGGATGATTATCTCAATAGATTTTGGGATGATACAGCATCTACTTCTAATTATCCACCATATAATTTGATACAACTTAATAATCATGAGTCGAAACTCGAAATCGCCCTTGCGGGATTTAAGAAAAAAGAAATTAAAGTCTACACAGAGTTTGGAAAACTATATGTGGAAGGCATCAAAGAAGATAAAGAACCAGTGGGAGAAGTCGTCCATAGAGGACTTGCACAAAGGTCATTCTCTAAGGTCTGGACTATCTCCGATGATACAGAGATACGACAAGTCAGCTTTGCCGATGGACTCCTCACCGTGGATTTAGGAAAGGTAGTTCCTGAGCATCATGCTCGTAAGGATTATCTCTAAATACAAATGAGTTCGAGATGGATCAGCACCCTTTACAGGGTGCTTTTTCTTTGCTATAATAATCGTAAGTAAATAAAAGTTATGACTGTTAAATTAGTCCTACTAAAATCTGGAGAAGATATCATTGCTGATGTTTCAGAAATGGTAGTCGGTGAAGAGGGTAATGAAGAAAGTCCTCCTAGAGTTATTGGATATTATCTTAATAGACCTTGTATTATTAAAATGCGAGATGCAAGGGATCTTCCTGAATTACAGAAAGGTAATGAACAGAAGCAGGGATATTCAGTATCTCTTTTCCCTTGGATGCCACTTTCTAAAGAAGATAAGATTCCAATACCTGCAGATTGGATGATTACTATGGTAGAACCAGTAACAAAATTAGCACAAATGTATGATGAGGACATTGTAAAAAATGGAAAAGACAATCAAAGTGATAGCATTGACGACGACTCAGCAGATTCTGATCAGTCAGATTGATGAAGTTGCAGCAGCAATTCCTGGAGAACCTGATTGCCAATTAGTTAAACCTTTTTGGATTGATACACAATCTGGTACTACAGTTTTATCTCCTTTCTTGACTGGCATAACAAAGGATGATACATTTATGATGAGTTCTGACAAGATTCTTACTCTTGCAGACCCAACACCAACTCTACTTGAAAAATATCAAGATATTATTAAAGAATGAAATTCTACACCAATGTCCAACTAATCGGTAACCAGTTTTTGGTACGAGGAGTTGAGAATGGGAAGAGATATGAGCATAGGGATGAATTTTTTCCCACATTATTTGTCAAATCTAAAAAGAACCTTAAGACTAAATATAAAACGTTAAGCGGAGAATCAGTTGAAGAAATTAAACCAGGCACCGTTAGAGACTGTCGTGACTTCTATAAGAAGTACGAAGATGTGGAGGGATTTGAGATATATGGGAATGACAGGTATATTTACCAATATATTTCAGAGAAATACCCAGAGGATGAAGTCAAGTTTGACATATCTAAGATTAAGCTTGTTACTTTGGATATTGAAGTTGCGTCTGAGCAAGGTTTCCCTGATGTGGAATCGTGCGTCGAAGAGATTCTGGCAATCACAATACAGGACTATACAACTAAGCAGATCGTTACTTGGGGAAGTAAACCCTTTGAGAATAATAGGAAGGATGTAACATATTTTCACTGTCCTACGGAACATGCACTTTTAAGTTCCTTTATTAATTACTGGATGCAGGATGTTCCAGATGTTATTACTGGATGGAATATACAACTTTATGATATACCTTACATATGTAAACGTCTGAGAAGAGTTCTTGGAGAGAAGTTGATGAAGAGGATGTCACCTTGGGGATTATGTAGTGAAGGTGAAGTTCATATCATGGGACGTACTCATACTACATTTGATGTTGGTGGTGTTTGTCAGTTAGATTACTTAGACTTATATAAGAAGTTTACTTATAAAGCACAAGAGTCATATAGGTTGGATTATATTGCTAGTGTAGAACTAGGGCAGAAGAAGCTAGACCACAGTGAGTTTGATACGTTTAAGGATTTCTATACGAAGGGATGGCAGAAGTTTATTGAGTACAACATCATTGACGTGGAACTTGTTGACCGTTTGGAAGACAAGATGAAGTTAATTGAGTTGGCATTGACTATGGCATATGATGCTAAAGTTAATTACAATGATGTCTTCTATCAGGTGCGGATGTGGGATACGATAATATATAACTACTTAAAGAAAAGGAATATTGTTATTCCTCCAAAGAATAGATCACAAAAAAACGAAAAGTACGCAGGGGCTTATGTCAAGGAACCAAAAGCGGGACGCTATGACTGGGTGGTTAATTTTGACCTCAATAGCCTGTACCCTCATCTTATTATGCAATATAACATTTCCCCAGAGACCCTCTGGGAGACTCGACATCCCAGTTCGAGCGTTGAAAGGATCTTAAATGAAGAAGTAACAGACTTTAATTCAGAATATGCAACATGTGCAAATGGAGCACAGTATAGAAAAGATGTGCGTGGATTTCTTCCAGAGTTGATGGATAAGATGTATGGAGATCGTGTGGTCTTTAAGAAAAAGATGATACAAGCAAAGAAAGATTATGAAAAGAAACCATCAAAGGCACTTGAAAAAGAAATCGCAAGATGTAATAATATCCAAATGGCAAAGAAGATATCGCTTAACAGTGCTTATGGTGCTATTGGCAATCAGTATTTTCGATATTACAAACTGGCTAACGCTGAAGCCATTACCTTAAGTGGTCAGGTCTCTATTCGTTGGATAGAGAATAAGATGAACCAGAAGATGAACAAAGTTTTGAAAACAGAGGAGGTTGATTATGTTATTGCTTCAGATACTGATTCCATCTATCTTAATTTGGGTCCTTTGGTTGAGGTTATATACAATGGAAGAGAGAAAACTAATGAAGGCATTGTCACGTTCCTTAATAAGGTGTGTGAAAATGAATTTGAGCCTTTTATTGACAGTTCTTACCAAGAACTGGCCGACTACGTAAATGCATATGATCAGAAAATGGTCATGGCACGAGAGAATATTGCTGATAGGGGTATATGGACTGCGAAGAAAAGATACATCTTAAATGTATGGGATAGTGAGGGTGTTCGTTATGAAGAACCCAAACTAAAGATGATGGGTATTGAAGCAGTTAAATCTTCAACACCAGCACCTTGTCGTAAGATGATTAAGGATGCATTGAAACTTATGATGAATAAGACTGAGGATGATGTAATTGATTATATTGAGAAGTGTCGTAAGGAGTTCAAGACATTACCACCAGAAGATATATCATTTCCACGAACTGCATCTAATGTTGAAAAATATAAGCACATGCTACAATATATGCAAAAGGAACTCCTATACATATACGGGGTGCATTATTATTCAACCATTATGTAAAAAAACATAATTTGGATAATAAATATTCACTCATCCAAAATGGTGAAAAGGTCAAGTTTTGTTATCTGAAGAAACCAAATATTATTCATGAGAATATTATTTCTTTCATTCAGGATTTTCCTCATGA